ACATGCGCCCGAAGTAACTCCGATTACAAGTACTAACGATACATACTATACTACCTTAGAAACTCGAATCACAACGAGAATCTTAACAGGGCACAGAATTACAAGTCCGTTATTATTGGGACTTTACAATGGTGGCGCTGGCTTTAGCTCGAATGCAGATGAATTAGCGGTGGCTTATGGTCACTTTATAGGAACGTGTATTCGACCAATCCAAAAAAGCATGTTACGAGTATTCAACAACTTGATCCTAAATAGAGGTTATGAAACTGAATTATTAATTACACCTACAACGATTATAGAACCAACAATAATAGCAGAATAATGGCAGTTACTAACGTACTATTCGTATCCGAAACGAAATTAAAATCATACACATCAATCCATCAATCAGTAAGCCCTGATGATTTACAGCCGTTTATATTACAGGCTCAAGATATTTACTTGCAAAATTATCTAGGAGCTACATTTTATCAAGAATTACAAACTCAAATAACCAATAACACATTAACGATACCAAACAAAAAGATACTTGATGACTTTATAGGTGCAATGCTTTGTAATTATGCTTTATACCATGCACTCCCTTTTTTGAAGTACAAAGTATTCAATAAGTCAATCATGAATAATGATAGCGAAAGCGGTCAATCGATTGATTTGGAAGCGTTGAAATTCTTACAAAATGAGGTGCGTAGTGTAGCTGAAAACTATACCAAAATGATGACGACTTACTTGCGTAATAATTTAAGCGATTACCCAGCATATCAAAGTTTTGATTTCTTGGATGGTATTACTCCCGACAAAGGAACGCCATACTTTAGTGGATTGCAAACCAATTCGAGCTTCAATTTATCAAGACGTAGAGTAAACAGACGTGGCGATTGTACTGATTGCAACGGCTATGAATATTAAAAAATTTAACTAAAAAACAAATATTAAAACATGATAGACAATTCAAAATTTATTATTACAAATGAAGTAGTAACCGATTTATTCGATTTAAGAATAATGAATGATTTAGTTGGTAACCCATCTATTTTTAAAATAGAGGAGCAAAACGTTGGATTAATTTACTTTGGTAAATATGACAACTTAAATTTCTATACAACAGATACATCTTTGGTAATTATAGGACCAGCATTTTACGGGGAATTTTCAGAAAATAATTGCACTAATTTCACAACTCCATTGGCTAAATTACAAGCTTTGTTAACAGATATAACAGGATAAACCATGACTAAAATAATATTACAAGCGGGCCAATTAATTGATGTAATCAATTACAACGATAATCAATACTTTTCTTTAGTTGTTAGCGAAGATTTACCAATGCCAACAGCGATATACAAAGAAGATACATCAATTGGTGTGAACGTTCAAAGATTTATCGTAGATAGCGTAATCATTGCAGTTATAAACACTAGTGAAACATTAACTGATAACAATGGTAATGTTTACGAAAGAGTTGAGAGCGCTGCAATCCTTACTGAAAACAATTTTAACCCATTAAAAGAAAACAATGAAGCCGAAAATTAAACATTGGTACGAATCAAAGACAATCGTTATGAACATTATGGTATCAATCACAATGGTAATGGCATTATTGCCACCATTGTTTTTGGACTTAAAATTAGATGAAAATTTAACGTTAAGATTGACTGTATTAGTAGGATTTATAACTAATGTAATTAACATCGGTTTACGTTTCATATCTACTGATAAAATAAAGCGAAATGCCTAATTCAATCGTAACTGCAAAGTTTGATTTAATGCGTTTGAATTTGCCTAAAAATAGCGAGTTTACGCTCGATAACAATACGATTAAGGTAAATCATTCAGACATAACTTTAAAGGCTGAAATTGAGGCTAAAATAAAGAATATAACGGCTTCTATTGGGTGCGAGATAAACGACAAGTCAACAAGCGCAAAAATTAAATTCGAAGTCAAATTTTAATATATATTTTTGTAACGAATGAAGGTAAAAATATTTAGTCAAGCAGAACAGGAAAAGTACTTTGGCAAACCAAATCCACAAGGTACTTATTTAACCATGATTGATTTGCCATATCAAATGTTTTACGATAGACAACCAGTTAAGCGTATGAGGTGCCACAAAAAAGTAGCACAGGCATTTAAAAATGTATTCAATGAATTATTGAGTAGTTACGGAGAAAGAAAGATAAATGAATTGGGGATTAATGATTTTGGTGGGTGTTTTAATTATAGATTAATGCGTGGTTCAAGAACTAAATTAAGCGCACATTCATGGGGTACGGCAATAGATTTGGATCCTAACAGAAACACATTAAAAGAAAATCATAAGACAGCACGATTTGCACGACCAGACTACAAAGCTATGATTGACATCTTTGAAAAACATGGCTTTGCTTCATTGGGTAGATTAAAAGATAAAGACTGGATGCACTTTCAATACGGATTACCTATATAAACTCGTTTTTTTCATAATTAAAATTTAGTGTTTTAGGCTCAATGTTTCTACATTGAGCTTTTTTTTTAAAAATTTATAGCCTTTATTCATGCGCCTTTCAGCGAATTAACAAAAATAATTTGAAAATAAATTTGGTAGTACGAAATAGTGGTGTATATTTGCATTCATAAAACAAATAAAAATAAAATTATGATTACACTAACACAAAAAACAAGCGAGCAAAACACATTAACTCAACACCATTATGACATGGTTACAATGAATGAAGTTAAGAAAGTACATTTAGCATGTCAATTAGAGAGACTTGAAATTGAGATGCAACAGCCAGTTAAGAATTGGGATAAGATTGCCTTCTTAAAAACTGATATTTTTAGATTAAAAAACTACTTAAAATTAAATTAATATGCAGATAGTAAACACAACCATTGTAACATCGGTAGCAGAAATTAAAGAGCTCATTCAACATTGTATTATACATAATATTGAAGGTCAAATTAATTTGACTTTTGAAGATAGCAGAATAATAGTTAGCGAACCATCAAAAGAAATAGCGCCCGATTTCATTGTGGATAGATTTCCTCATTCGGATTGTATAGATAATTGTCAATAAAAAAAACATGGAAAAAAATAAAAAACTAGGTAGAAAAAGTATATATATAAACCCTAAAAACAACACCTTAAAGACGTATAGAAGTAATAATCACAAGCTACTTGACATCGTAAATAAATTGATTCAAAACAAACACAGGATCAATCCTCAAAAGCTAACTGATAAACAACGTCAAGACATTAGCGAAACTCTCAACGAATTATTATTTATATAATTCTTAAAATAAATTTGGTAGTACGAAATAAAGAACTATCTTTGCATTCTATTAAACATTAAAAATAAAAATTATGAAAATTACAACAACACAAAAAACAACACAAGAAGTTAGCATTGCCTTCCCAACATTCACAAAGGTTGCAGGCGTTTTTGAAAAAAAGTATTACGCAGTTATTGACGAAAATACTATTTTCAAGGTATTAGATTACAATACTATTAATGGCATAATTGATACTGGATTTGATGTATATTCAGCGTTCCAAGATGGATTTGAATTTATTGAAGAGAGTGAGTTTAACACCGCTTTATTAAGAGTAAAAAAACAACTTGACGATACCGTTGAAAGAATCCAAGATACATTAGAAACAATACATCACATTGATTTAATGGATAAGGAGCGTGAAGATTTAGTTGAATACCAGGATCAAGATAGAGCAGAAAGAGAAGAGTATTTATCACAATTTGAAGACGAAGACTATTAATATTAACGGGGGGGTAACTCCCCCACTAAAAACAAAATAATTATGAATAAAGAACTAGCAAAACAAACAAAGGCAACTATAACAAGCCTATTCAAACAATTAGATTTAGACGTAGTACCATTAGAGCAACTAAATGTTATCTTGTCAACACCACCGCCAGCAACCTGGGTAAAACAACATCCATTCATTAAAGGTTACAATTACCTACCGATTGACAAAGTAGAATACTTACTTCGCAGATGCTTTAAGAAATATCAAATCGAGGTTATTAAGACGGCCCAATTATTCAATGCAATTGAGGTAACAGTTAGAGTTCATTACCTTAACCCAGCAACAAATGAGATGATGTATCACGATGGCGTAGGAGCACAGGAATTGCAAACTACAAAAGGAAGTGGCAATCTCAATATGGACATGAGTAACGTAAATAAAGGAGCAGTTATGATGGCTTTACCAATTGCGAAATCAATTGCCATCAAGGATGCATGCGACCACTTTGGGGATTTATTTGGAGCTAACTTGAACCGCAAAGATATTGTGCAATTTACAGGCGATACGGAGCTATTAAGCGCTGAAGGTATACACAATAGCAAAGAGAAAGAACGTGTTGAAAAGCACATCCTAAATGCGAATAACGTAGAAACTTTGATGCAAGTTGAATCATTGGTAAACAAATACGAATTAGAAATTATTTATAACGATAAAATGCACACTTTAATAAATGGAAAATAAAATATTATTTAGATGCAGTGGTGTAGGTTCATTAATGAATGAGCCTAAATTAAAAGCCGACAAAGAAGCTGGCAATCTTTCAGAAACCGCAAAGACTTTCGTTGAAGATAAGTGGCTATTCGATGAGTTCGGTTTTGCCGAACTACTCAAAAATGACTACATGGATAAAGGAAACGAATGTGAACAGGATAGCATGGATTTAGTTAGTCAAGTTGTGCCAGGTGGCTTCCGTTCACGATACAATACAAAGCTACAAAACGATTATGTTATAGGAACTCCCGACATCGTGTTAACTGATTGTGTTGAAGACATTAAGACTTCGTGGAATCTTAAGACATTTTTTAATGCTGAATTAAGCAAGATGTACTACGCACAGGCCCAATGTTATATGTGGCTAACAGGCAAAGAAAAGTATCGTTTAATCTATGCTTTAGTGCCAACACCACAGCACATGGTTTTGAATGAATGCGAGAAACTAGCATGGAAGTATGGCAAAAATTACGATAATGAAGACTACATCGCACAAACGCAACAAATCCAACGTAATAACGATTTAATTAAGGATTTACCTATTGAAAAAAGAGTTAAGGTATTTGCATTTGATTACGATCCTGCATTCATTGAAACTCTAAAAACTAAAATCGAGAAAGCTCGTGAATATTACAACACATTAAAATTATAATTATGAAAAACGAAATAGAAAAACACATCACAAGATTGAATGAATATGAAAATACTTTATTCAGCACAATTTGCCAATATGCAAACATTCAGATTGATGACTTAATAGGTCAAAAAAGAAAAAAAAGATTTGTAGACGCAAGGAAAGCAACCAGTTTTATCTTGAAACAAAAAGGTTATACACATCAACACATCGGAGAGATTATTAGTTTAATCCCAAAAGACCATACAACTATCATGTACCATTTTGAAAAGGCAAAAGCTCATTATGACTTGGAACTTGAATTTAGAAATCTAGTTATTATGGTTAAAAATAAGATGAAAGTATTTGAAGACAAACAAAAAGAATTATCAAATGCAGAAATTAAATGATTATATAAAAGAAAACCCTCAAATGAAATTAGAGCACATATCGAGGCTTTACGGAGTGAGTGTGAGTGCGATAAGCAAACGTAGAAAATCGCTTGGAATTAAGCACGAAACTGGCGAACTTTGTAAGAAGATTGCATCAATGCTACACAAACGAAATATTGAAATTGCTAACGAATTAAAATGCTGTCAAAGATTAGTTGCATGTGTAAGATTTAAGAACAATAAAGAAAAAAGAATGAATAGAAAAGTAGAATTGAATGATGAACAAAAAAAGATAGTCAAAGCAAATTATGATAAGATTAGCATTGATAAGCTCGCAAAATTAGTTGGAGTAACTAAAAACATCCTACGTTCACGAATGATTGAGATGAAGCTATATAATGAGAAAAGCAAAGTTAACTTTTACGGCTACGATTTCGACAACGGCAATGGCTATTTTGATTTAGATAAATATACTAAAATTATGTACTAATATGGATGCTAAATATTTAAAAAGCAATACCGACATCACTCTAATATTAACATACGCAACGCAAATAAGTCGTTTGTGTGAAAATGTCATCTTGGATATGCAGTTAACAAAGAATCTTAAAAAAGATTTCACAGATGCAATGCAATCAGCTAACAGAATCCACAAGATAATTGCCAGCATTACCAATTACGAAATGCGAAAAGAGATACATGAAAGGACTACGAACAATTACGATACAGGTGCATTTGATAATATCATGTTCACAATTGGTCAAATGTCGGACCAGCAACGTAATTTAGCAGATGAAATCTTAACTGAAATTTTAAACAACACATTAAAAATAAATAGAAACAATGAATAAAAATTTAAAAGGGTTTGAATACCTAGGTAAAACAAAAAGCGACAAAGGAAAAACATTTGATACAAAAGAAATTGATGTCGCTAAAATGAAAGCAATCAGAATCGATAAAAAAACAATTAAATTAATTAAAAAGTAAACAATTAAAAACAAATATTATGACAAACGAGAAATTAGAAAAAATTAAAAAAGAAATTGAGCATATATTAGTAAATATGCAAATAGATGAAAAAATTGAAACAATAAATAGTTTAAGAGAATCTATACACAATAATTCACCATTTAAAAAAGAACCAGTAGATTTTGTAAAATGGGTAAAATGTGAAAATGTACAAGCTAATGATTATAACCCAAATAAAGTAGCTCCTCCTGAAATGGCTTTATTAGAAATATCCATAATGAATGATGGATATACTCAACCAGTTGTAACATATCCTAATGGTGATAAAATTGAAGTAGTCGATGGTTTTCACAGAACTAGAGTAAGTAAAGAATCAAGTGTAGTTAGAGAAAGAGTTTTAGGATATACTCCTACTGTAATTATTAGAAGTGAACAAAGCAATAAAAATGATAGGATTGCATCTACAATAAGACATAATAGAGCAAGAGGAAAACATCAAGTTGATGCAATGAGTGAAATTATTTTAGAATTAAAAAATAGAAATTGGAAAAATGAAAGAATAGCAAGAGAACTTGGTATGGATGAAGAAGAAATATTAAGACTTTGTCAAATAACAGGATTACAAGATATTTTTAAAGATGATGATTTTAGTAAATCATGGGAATCTTCAGATTCAATTGCTGATTATGAAATATTAACAGATGAATTAAGTAATGAACAAACTGAAAAATATAGAACAAGTAATACAAATGATCCTGAAAGAATATTTCATACTTTTGAAAAATGGGAATGTCATAAAGCTGGGTTTTATTCATCTAAAAAAGATGGTATGACTTCACATGAATGTGAAATACAATATTATAAAATATTATCAAATGAAAAATTATTTAGACTTGCATTACATGGAGTTTTAGATAATTGGATTAATTCATGCGAACATTATTTAACAAATAAAGCTATGAATAGAATAGCATGGTTAGGACAAGCTTCAGTTTGTTATTTGAAAGGAATACCATCTAAATTTTGTTCAGGATGGAATTTATTAAATAATGAACAACAAAACAAAGCAAATGAAATTGCCTTGGAATTTTTAAATATTTGGATGAAAAAATATAATAGAAATGAAGTAGATATGGATGAAGCATTATCAATTGGTAGACAAGTAAATATATATTAAAATGGCAACAAAAGTATACAATAATAAAACAGTTTTAGAGGCAAGTAAAGAGCGTATTTCTTTAACTTTTGATAATTTTGAAAAAATTTATATTTCATTTTCAGGAGGTAAAGATAGTAGTGTAATGACTCATCTAGTTTTAGCAGAAGCTAAAAAAAGAAATAGAAAAGTAGGATTATTAATAATTGATTTAGAAGCACAATATAATGATACTATTCATCATATTGAAAAAATGATTGAAATGTATAATGAGTATATTGAATTACATTGGATTTGTGCAGAACTTTTATTAAGAAATGCAGTAAGTAATTATGAACCAAGATGGATTTGTTGGGATGAAAATAAAAAAAATATATGGGTTAGAGAAAAACCATTATTGGCAAGTAATTTAACACAATATGATTTTTATCAACCTAAAATGGAATTTGAAGAATTTATGGTTCTTTTTGGAGAATGGTTTTCGGAAGGTAAAAATACTTGTGCTTTTATAGGAATACGTTCTGATGAATCATTACATCGTTATAGAGCAATAACATCTAGAAAAGATGGTTTAATGTTCAATAATTGGAAATGGTCTACAAAAGTTTCAAAAAATTTATTTAATATATACCCAATTTATGATTGGAGAACAGAAGACATATGGGTATTTCATGGAAAATATAAAAATTTAATACATAATAAAATTTATGATAAAATGATGATGGCAGGGGTTAAAATTAGTCAACAAAGATTGTGTCAACCATATGGTGATGATCAAAGAAAAGGTTTATGGTTATATCATATTTTAGAACCTGATACATGGTATAAATTAATTGTTAGAGTAAATGGAGTTAATAGTGGAGCTTTATATATTCAAGAAAACGGTAATATATCTGGTTATAATAAAATTACAAAACCTGAAGGACATACTTGGCAATCATTTTGTAATTTACTTTTATCAACTATGCCACAAAAAACTAGAATGCATTATAGGGAAAGATTTGTTAAATTTATAAAAGGTTGGCAAGATAGAGGATATTTAATTATTCCTGATGAAGCTCCTGAAGATTTAGAATCAAAATGCTGGGTTCCTTCTTGGAGAAGAATGTGTAAAGTTATGTTAAGAAATGATTATTGGTGTAAAAGTTTAGGACAAACTCAACCATTTTCTGATGCTTATGGTAAATTTAAAGAAATAAAAAAATTAAAATCAATTAAACAATTAAAAACAAATATATGAGTACAATGATTAGCGGTTACATTACCCTAGAAAAAATGAAAGAGATAGTAAAAGTATGCGAAAGCAAAAATGAAACAGGCTTTAAATTTACAGCCTCTATTTCAGACCAGTCAAACCAATATGGTCAAAATGTATCCTTCTTTGCAGAACAAACGAAAGAACAACGAGATGCAAAAGTTAACAAGTATTATTTCGGAAATGGCAAGGTATTTTGGACGGATGGCAAAATAAATGTAGGAACTAAAGACCAGCCAATCCCGACTAGCGAAGTAAAGTATCAAGGTGGAAAAGTTGAAGATGTCAGAGTTTTACAGGCTGGATCTGATGACTTGCCGTTTTAATAAAAATATTGAAAATCAATGATTTATATATATTTATATTCCACATGTATAAAAAAGTATGCGAAGTCTCTCTTATAGGAGTAGTTTAAACAAGAAAAAATTTTTTTTTCAAAATGGCAAATCAATCATGCAATCCTGCATGAAAAGAAAAAAAGTCAATGTTTATAATGGTTTCCTTCATATATAAATAAAACACATGTAGAATATAAATATATGTTTATTAAATTTAGTTTTGTTTAAGTTAAAAAATAATATATATTTTTGTATTCAATTCTTTAATTAAAAATAGGTGTGGAAGCCGATATTTATAAATTTTTAAATGCCATTGTAGGTATTGCTTAAAATTGATTAGTAGAAATACTTTTCATAACTTCCACAAGCAGTGCTTACAATGGTTTTTTTTACAATGCCACAAATAACAATATACAAATCATTCGGAGACGTTTCCGCTGGATATAACAGAGATATATTTTTTATTCTCGATAGGATAAAAAAAGGAAGTTCAAAACAATTAGTTGAACAAATACGAAATTCGAGCGTAGAAGCTCAAAATTTGCTTAAAAAGAAATTACCAGCCATTCTATTCAGCGGAACGTTTAGACAGCGAAATGACGCCTCTATTATCGAACACAGCGGTTTAATTTGTCTTGACTTTGATAAGTTTGAGAATAATGAGCTATTAAACGAATTTAGAGCGCAATTAATAGAAGATGCATATACGTTTAGTGTGTTTACTTCGCCAAGTGGTAATGGTCTAAAATGCCTGGTTAAAATACCAAATGAAATAGAAAATCATAAACTATACTTTGAGAGCCTAAAGGATAAGTATAATTCAAAATACTTCGACATTTCATGTTCAAATATTAGCAGAATTTGTTTTGAGAGTTACGATCCTGAAATTCACATAAACGAAGATAGTTTGACATGGATGGAAAAAAATGAGCCTGACATATACGAAGTTGAAACGATAAACGTAAACATACCGATAAGGTCAGAAAATAGAATAGTAGATAATTTACGAAAATGGTTTACTAAATTCCCAATGGGTAAAGGAGAAAGGAATAATAACCTATTCAAGTTAGCCATTGCTTTCAATGACTTTGGAGTTCCAAAAAACGTATGTGAGAATGTATGCATGGAATATGTAAGAGATGACTTTCCTTTACGTGAAATTCAGACTATAATTAAAAGCGCATACCAACGAACTGGTAGTTTTGGAACTAAATTTTTTGAAGATACTTTTACAAAGGATAAAATTGAAAAGCAAATAAGAAGTGGCAAAGACATCAAAGGAATAAAAAAACAATTCCCAGACTTGCAGGAAAATGAAATTGAGAATGCCATCGAGAATGTAAAGGAAAATATTAGTATAACTGACTTTTGGGAATATTCTAGCAAAGGCAATATTCAAATTTTACAGCATAAGTTTAAGTACTTCTTACAGGAACGTAATTTCTTTAAATTTTACCCTAGTGGAACGAATGGATTTATCTTCATTAAGATATTTGAAAACTTATTAGAGGAGACAAATAAGGATATGATAAAGGATTATACCCTTAACTATTTAGAGTTCAAAGAAGATATAGGAATGAAGCCGTTTAACTACATGGCTGAAAAGACTAAATATTTCTCATTCGATTTCTTATCATTTTTAGAGACTAAAGAAGTCAAACTTTTAGAAGATGACATTGATAATTGTTATCTATACTTTAAAAACAAGATAATATCTATTTCAAAAAATGAAGTTAAGCAAATTGATTATATTGATAGTGAAGGGTACGTATGGAAAAATCAAATAATAGATAGAGAATTTACCTACATAAAAGTGGATAATTGCGTATTTTCTAAATTTTTATTTTACATAGCAAATGAGGAGACACAACGATATAACTCACTACGTTCAGTTATTGGGTATTTACTTCATTCATTCAAAACAAGCGCAAATAACAAAGCTATAATTTTAAATGATGAGACTATTTCAGATACTCCAAATGGGGGGAGTGGTAAGGGCTTATTTTGGAATGCATTAAGCCAAATGAAAAAATTAAATAGTTTAGATGGTAAGTCCTTTAGTTTTGGAGACCAGTTTAAGTATCAAACTATTTCAGCAGATTGTCAAATATTGGTATTTGATGACGTTAAAAAGAACTTTGACTTTGAGAGTTTATTTAGTCTTATAACAGAAGGTATTACTTTAGAGCGCAAAGGTCAACTAGCAATCAAGCTCCCAGTAAAGAAAAGCCCGAAAATATTAATTACAACGAATTACACAGTTGGTGGCGTTGGTGGATCATTCGAGCGCAGAAAATTTGAAGTTGAGTTTAGTAGTTTTTTTAATGCTAATAATACACCTTTACAAGTATTCAATCATTTATTATTTGATGAATGGTCGGACATTGAATGGACTAAATTTGATAACTTCATGATTGATTGTGTGCAGTATTATTTAGCGAACGGATTGGTTCAGCATGAGTTTAAGAATCTTGAAGTACGTAAATTTATTAACAAGACATCAAGCGAATTCTACGAATTTTCTATTGAAGGGGAACATTTTAAAACGAATACGAGAATTTATAATCAAGTTATATTTGAGGAGTTCTTAACAGATTATCAAGATTTCAGAAAGTGGCTTACTAGAAAGAAGTTCAAACAATGGATTGATACGTATGTAACATTTAAAGGACTTAACATTATTCACAGCAAAGATAATATGGGCGTATATTTTGAGATAATTGACAAAATCAACAAGCCTAAAAACGAGATTAATAATTTACCTATTGAAGACGGATTAACATTTTAAACATGAATAGAGAAACCAAAAAAAGATTCCTACAAGCAAAGCGTGAACATCTGATTAGAAAATACCCAACGTGGACAGAAGATGACATCAAATCATTCAGTCATTATACCAAAACTGATAATGGAGCTAATGGCTTAACTCGATGCATTATTGACTGGATTACATTTAATGGCGGTCAAGCTGAAAGGATAAACACAATGGGGCGCAGAATTGACAATACAAAGACAGTTAAGGACGTTTTAGGCTTTACAAGGGTAGTTGGTTCGGTTAGTTGGCAAAAAGGTACAGGAACGAAAGGAAGCGCTGATATAAGCGCAACCATCCCAATGGTAGTCAATAACATGAAAGTAGGAGTAAGTGTGAAAATAGAGGTTAAATATGGCAAAGACAGACAAAGCGAGGATCAAAAGAAATATGAACATTCAATCAATGAAGCGGGGGGTATTTATGTCATTGCTAGGAATATTGATGACTTTATTGAATGGTATGATAGCACATTTTAATAACGTGACTTATACTACACATCATAATCATTAACAAGTAAATTATATAACACATTATGCAAATAGAATTTAAGATTACAGGTGAAGACCAAAACGAGCTGATGCCATACTTTCAAGCGCAAAACAGAGATGCTTTTTTATTCGATTTATTCCATAATTTTTTTAGACAATGGAAAAATACAGATGGACTAGTTGACATCGAAGATGTTAAAGAAAAGTTATTTGAGTTAAAGAATGAACATAATATAATTTTAATCAATTAATAATATACTAACTTTGTTTTCCAAATGAATCATAATTGACTGATATAGTTCAAGAATATCCTATCTTAATTGAAGCTAGTAAGAAGATTACTAACAACCATGAATTACATATGGACTTGTTACACTATGCTTTAGAGGAGCTATATAGTAAGAAAAACTATGAAGAAATTATTAATAGTGGTGGGGTAAGGTTTTATGTAGTCAGAATTATGCTTACTCAATGGCGGTCTAATACAGGCCCATTCTATAAAATGTTTTTTAATCAAAAGTCAAATGAAATAACTGATGACATTATTGACTATAAAGAATACGACCATAACGAGCTCGAATATATCAAAGCATTAGAAGACCTGGCTTGGTATGATAAAGAACTATTCAAGATATTTTCAGATAAACAACATACGATATCAAGCCTATCTCGTGAAACAGGAATACCCAGGTCAAGTGTTGACATTACCATTAAAAAAGTACGCAAAATATTACGCAAACTATGAGCAGAGTATTAGTAATTAAAGATATACATGAGCCCTTTTGTTTAGATGGGTATTTAGAACATTGTAAAAAACAATATAAGGATTTCAAATGTGATAATGTAGTGTTTATCGGTGATATAATTAATATTACAATAAAAAAAGTACGCAAAATTTTAAAGAAACATGAGTAAAGTTTTAGTAATCGGAGACATACATGAGCCCTTTTGTTTAGATGGGTATCTTGAACATTGCAAAAAACAATATAAAGATTTCAAATGTGATAAGGTAGTTTTTATAGGAGACATAATCGATTCACATTATAGCTCATTTCATAGCACCGATCCCGATGGTTTGAGCGCAATAGATGAGCTCAATTCTTCGATTAAGAAACTTCGCAAATGGCACAAGGCGTTCCCAAATGGAACAGTTATAATCGGAAACCATGATAGGATAGTGGCACGCAAGGCATTAGCCAACGGAATAAGCGCAAAGTGGATAAAAGAATTTAAAGACGTACTTGAAGTGCCAACGTGGAATTTTACTACTGATAAAATAATTGATGGAGTTTACTACGTTCATGGAGAAGGAGCAACGGCATTCATGAAAGCAAAGAATCAATTTAGATCCGTGGTTGCCGGCCATACACACACGAAATGTTATATCGAATATATTAACAATGTGTTCGGAATGCAAGTCGGTTGCGGAGTGGATGCGAAGGCTTACGCTATGGCATACGCTAAAAACTATGCACCGCCTCAGATAGCCTGCGGTGTTGTTATTGATGGAAAATTACCGATTATAATTAAAATGTAATAAAATATATATTTACTAATATGAAATGGAAATTTGAAAACATAGACGTTATATTCACTTGTCATGAAGATGACTTTGAACGCACAAGTAATTATTCACGAAATAAACTAAAAACAGATGATAGAATTATTATTATTGACGGCGCTAATATCGATGGGAACGATAGCACTCATACTGAATCCGATATATGCGAAAGTAGTGAAGATATTGTCAATACTGACAAACATAAACCTAGAAGGAAAGCCACTAAAGTGTCCGACGTGCCTACCGTTTTGGATAACGATGATAGTATTATTGAGTAATGGAACTTCAATATTATATTGTATTCTTTTTAGTTTTTGCGCTAGCTACCTTGGGGAGTATTTTTTTAAAAGACTTACCTCATGAGAAAGACTATTAAACTGAATATATACGATTGTAAGGTAAATTTTATACTTTCATTAGATATCAATAAAGACATTAAGAGGATATCCACAAAGAATAAACAACCTTTTATATTAGATAGTGAAGTTGAAGGAATAGTATTCTATTTCAATTTAAGTGAATATTTCATATTGATTAATGATGACTATTTAACCCATAATACATTAGCACATGAGATTTATCATTTAGTAATCAAAGTAACCGAACCGAGAGACATAACAGATGAAGAAGCGCAAGCCTGGTTATGTGGTAAGCTAACGCAAGAGATATATAAATTTTTAGAAACAAACAAAGTAGAAATTAAATGACAATGGTAATAACGCAAGAAGATAAGGATATATTATTAGAGAATAGGAAGATTATTCTTGATATAACGCACGGATATAAGATGGACGAATTAAAGGTATTATATGACGTACACAATCGAATATATAAGACTAATAAGATACCAAATGGGTGCGGTTCGTGTATCCGTTCAGTAATGATATCACTACAAAAAGCATTGTCAAAAGTATTGTAAAAAACACAATAAAAACAGAATGAGCAAAGAAGATTTAATACCATTTAAGGCTGGTCAGAGTGGTAACCCAAACGGGCGCCCAAAAGGTAAGCGTAATCGCAGTACAATCTTGAAAGAGTTGTTAGATATGAACGACCAAGAATTAAGAATGCACCAAGCACAAATTGAGAAGGCAATCGAGCTTAAAGATACGAATGCTTATAAAGCCGTATTAGATAGTGCCTACGGAGCACCAGTTCAACAGATTGATAATGACATTACCATAAAGGAATTTGATATCTCTAAACTCTATAATGGAGAAGCACAGTAAGGCATGGGATTTACTTGGTTCAAAAAGTAGATATTTTGTAGTCACGGGTGGCCGTGGTAGTGGTAAGTCATTTGAGGTTGGTAGGTTCATAACCTTACTTTCATTTGAGCAAGGTCATAAGATACTATTCACAAGGCAAACGATGACCAGTGCGCACTTGTCTATTATCCCTGAATTTAAAGAAAAAATAGAGCTATTAAAATTAGAAGATATGTTTAGTATCTCTAAAAGTGAAATTAAGAATAAACAATCTCAAAGCGAAATATTCTTTAAAGGCTTAAAAACTTCGAGCGGAGACCAAACGGCTAACTTGAAATCATTGCAAGGCGTTACAACCTGGGTACTAGATGAATCTGAAGAGCTAACAGACGAATCGACATTTGATAAGATTAACCTTTCAATTCGTTCAAACGATAAGCAAAACAGGATTATATTAATTTTAAACCCAGCCACGAAAGAGCACTGGATATATAGAAAGTTTTTTGAACAGGAAGGTATCAAAGAAGGCTTTAACGGGACTAAAGGCAATACGACATACATACATACTACCTACGAGGATAACATCAAGAATTTGGGCGTTTCTTTCTTACAGGAAGTTGAGAAAATTAAGATACACAATCCTGACAAATACAATCATGTTATTTTGGGCGGTTGGCTAGAAAAGGCAGAAGGCGTGGTGTTTACAAATTGGGAGTTCGGTGCATTCAATCCGAACTATCTTCAAACATCTTTTGGGATGGACTTTGGTTTCTCGATTGATCCTGACGCATTAGCTGAAGTTGCAATTGATGTGAAAAACAAATTGCTATATGTCAAAGAACACATTTACCAACGTGGATTGAAGACGCATGAGTTAAGCAAGATGTTACTCGAAAAGACTAAAGGCGGTTTAATTATAGCAGATAGTGCAGAACCTCGATTGATTGATGATTTAAGATTTCAAAAGATAAACATACAAGCGGTTAAGAAAGGAACGATTGAAAGCGGGATTGTAAGAATGCAAGATTTCAAGATAATAGTTGAGCCGAATAGTACTAACATAGCTAAAGAGTTAAACAATTATTGTTATTTGAACAAAGGTTCAAAACTATATGTGGATAATTGGAATCATATCATAGACGCTATTCGATACAATGTGATATACAACCTTGATAACCCGAGCCGTGGCACTTATGGTTTTTACAAAAAAGGTATGTAATTTTACAGATAAATTATATTTATAACCATGCAAGGTAGTATTTACGAAATTTTAATAAAGGATTTAAAAACATTGTGCTTATCTCATAAGGCGGTTAAGTCTTTCAGAGTAGGTGATATAAGTGCCATTGAGCAACCAACAGGAAACGATGGGCCGAATACAAATTCATATGAGTACATTGCAGTTCACTTAGTACCATCCACGGCAGTAATGAATGGACAATCTACTAAATTCGAGTTTGATATGGTTGTGTTCGACCTTTGTAAAGATGACTTGGAATTACAAGTAATAACACAATCTCAATGTCTTGAAATCACACGAGATATAATAAGCAAATTTAATCTTACCGACTGGGAAGGTTTTAGATATAATATTCAACTACCAACGACATCAATGATATTTGATGAATCGTTTGTGAATAGCGTGGCTGGTTATACAACACGAATCATAATCGAAGTTATTAGTCCGTTCACTTTATGCGAAAATCCTTTTAATTAATGGATCCGCAAAAGCTATATATACGACAAGTTACTAAAGCCCTCGAATCATTGGGCCAAGAAATCCTTAATATAATGAAGGCTCAAGCACCCGTTAAGACTGGTAAGCTAAAGCGTTCGATACGTTATAAGGTAGTAACTAAGAATGGCAATCCAGCGTTGTCGTTTTACTATATCTATTATGGCGTGTATGTGGATTTAGGAACGTATAGCAATGCAGACAAAGCAAGCTATGGAATGAGTCAATTTATTATGCCTAGATGGAATCCGAAGCCAGGGCACACGGGCAAAGGTATATTGCCAAGATATTGGACATCATTAAGCGCAGATGCAACGGAGTTAATCGAGTACTTCGCTAGCAAATTGCAAAAGACAGTCGGAGCTGATATAGTAGAATTATTAACAGGCGTAACAACTAAAACAAGTAGAGCAACATCATGATAAAAAAAATTAACAGCATATCAATCAAGAAATTTATTGAGATTTCAGATTTAATCAAAGACGATGCAAGTATTCACGACCGCATGGAAGTGATCCGTATTGTTAGCGAATGCGACATGGAAGAGATTAGAATAATACCAGCCAATGTGCTTGATGGAATATGGAATGACTTTGTAAAGAATTGTTTTGATTTGGGTGATGGTTCAATTGATAACATCGTTACGATTGATGGTATTTCGTATGGTTTAATAGACGTTAAGAAATTGAGCGTTGGAGAGATGGCAGACATCGACATTCTAAAAAACCATCCTAAATTAAATTTCAATCTTCATAAGATTATGGCTATACTTTATAGACCATTGAAAAGCAAATTGCCTTTCGTAGTAGAACCATTTAATCCCGATACGTTTGAAGCTCGTGCTGAATTATTTGCAGAAAAAATGCCCGTTAAAGTGGCATTAAACACGGCTGTTTTTTTTTTAAATATATTGGGCAACTTGAAAGAAGTTACAAAGGACTTTTTGGCGAAGCCGAAGGCGGAGAAGAAAAAGAAAATCTTGAGCGTGCTGACATCCGTTGCGCTCGAGGTTGGAATGCGTTTGTTTACTTCCTTGCTAAAGACGACATCCTCAAAATCGAAGAAGTCACAAAAATAGAATTGATAACGGCCTATAATTTTTTAGCGCACCAAAAGAATAAAAATGATAACAACAATTAACTACGCACCATCTTACTTACAAGGAACTTACAATCCGATTATTTGGAGTGTAACAAGTAACCAAATTACTCAATTAAATTTTTCCTATGTATTTGATGTATATATTAACGGCACATTTGAAATTAGATTAAAAGTTAAACCGAATCCCGCTGGTGTTGGTATGGTTGACATTAGTCAGATTTGCCAAGCGTATTTAAAAAATGATAGAATACCCGAAACAGTTATTAACACGACTACTTTTCAAGATTTATTTGCAGATAATACTAATTCAAGTTTACATCTATTTTTAAAAGTTGGTGAAGAGTATGGTGGTTTCTTATTCAATGGGGTTACTACGGGTCAACTAGGAGCGCCAGCTTATAATTTGTGGGCTCGCACAATTCAAAATAATTTCGATATACCCGTTCACGTTTGGAATAGTAGTTTAGAATTTAGACTGCAACAGGATGGAATGAGTAATGGATATTTATACAGCGGTGGCTATGGTTTATTGCCATCGCAAACAATTACCTACGATTGGGGCCAAGCAATTAATAACAATACATTGGCATATCCGTTAAGTTATAACACATTAAACCAAAAAGTTTATTACAATGATTTGAACGTTTTATCATTTATAAATTGGACACAATATCCAAACGTATTAGATAATAGTTACATTGCATTTTGTATGTTAAGTTATTACGATAAATTTGGGAATCCGATAGTAACTAACTTACCAATTGAAGTAAGTAATGCAACTGGCTTTAGTCAAAAAAATCAATGTAATAATGTAGTTGTAGCACAATTAAACCCTAGATTTGATATACTGCATGTTCAATGTAGATTAGCTTCATTGATTGAAATGATTAATAACGCTGGACCTACATATACTATGAGCGAAGGTCAATACATTGAAGTTCAAATGTATAATCATGTAAGTGGTAATGGATGTACACCAAATGTGCCCGTAACACAAGTTAGTAGATTTACCATGCTAGAAGATTGTGATACATTATATACTCGTGTAAGATTAAGTTGGTTAAATGATTTGGGCGGTCGAGATTACATGAACTTTACTGCATTTTTTGAAAAGGACACAACGACTACGAATGACAACTACTATCAAGAAGCAATGAATTGGAGTGCGTTAAAGCCAGTTACTGAAAACGTGACGAATCCAAACTTTAACCTACAAACGAAAGGCGGTGAAGTTATCTACAATAAGCAAGCCATGACATCGTGGACATTGAACACGGATTGGTTAACACAGGATGAAGTTAACTTATTAGAAGGCTTACAAAAGAGCTCGAATGTTATTGCTTATTTCAATGATAATCCATATAATGTGTTAGTGCCTTATAGTGTGAGAATAGGCCAAACAAGTTACAAGACAAAGAATATTAAACAAGTGAAATTAGTACAAGGTGAATTTGAGATATTCTTAAACCAAACGCAAAAGATTAATTAATGAAATTATATGTAAATAGTACAACGGGGTATATATTGCTTGACTTAATGGAAAACAATCCGATTAAGTTGACAATGGCGGTCGCTGACATAATGGATCCGACCAAAAGCCCATCGACATATTCGCAAACATTTAGAGTACCAAACACGGCTAATAATAATTTGTTTTTTAAAAGTGCGTTCAATATCAATGCACAAACTTTTGATGCGACTAAAAAAATCGATGCGTATATTGAAGATAGCAACGTGACTATTTCAGTAGGTAATATCCGATTGACTAATATCTTTACAAATAATAAAGATAAAAACGTAGAATACGAGGTTACTTTTTTCGGTGAAGTTTCTGATTTCGCTGCTAAAATAGGCGGTGGCTTTATGAATAGTTTAAACTTATCTTATTACAACCATGAGAAAAGTTATGTTAACATTGTAAATAGTTGGAATCTAAATTTGTTTGGTGGCGATGTGATATATCCTTTAATCGAATGGGGCTATGATTATTTAAACGGAGAACCAGTACAAAATACTTTGTCTTATCGTGATGGCACACATTCAAAGAATGGATTTACAAGCAATCAACATCCATTATCAATCGCACAATTTAAGCCCGTTATTCGTGCAAAAGTTTTACTTGATGCTATCTTTAATGAGAGTGGATATACTTACGAAAGTGATTATTTAAGCGGTTCAGACTTCATGAATCAATATGTAATTACAGAACAACAAGATAGGGCAACAGATACAACTATTTCAAAATTAGAAGCGAATGGATTATGGCAACAAGTATTAGGAGCTTTTACTGAAAATATTCAATTCCCGTATGAAGTTTACGACCCGAGTAATTCATTTGATAATACTAATTCAGTATTCAAAGTACCTATTCAATTTGCTAGTCCAACTGATTATTACATATTTGATATTGGCGGTTGGGTTACATTAAATTATAATTTTGTACTTGATTTTTTTGATATTGAAATCTTTAACATAACAACAAATACAGTAATTGCAACGACTACTTATATAGCTACACCGTTTGTACCTTATTATTTCTTTCACACATTTAACATACCTAATTCACTAGCGGGATTAGGACATGAATTAGTATTTAGAATTAACTCAACAGTGCCACTTAGTGCTGCACGGAATAACATTTCAACAGCTATATTAAGACAAACAACATCGGTTGGGGATATAACTAATCTTAGGAATTTCTTACCAAACAACGTTAAAAATATTGATTTCTTAAAGGCTATTATTGAGAGATATAATCTTGTTTTAGAACCATCAAAAACTAAAGAAAAACATTTTATTATAACTCCGTGGGTGGATTGGGTAGAACAAGGAGCGCAAAGAGATTGGACTGATTATGTTGACGGCAATGTTGACATCGTTTCTAGTCCGTTATTCACATCACAACCACGTTCAAACACATGGCGTGACGATGAAGATAGTGACTATGTAAATTACAATTTTCAAACGGCTACAAAAACAACATACGGCCAATTAGATTTGGATAGTGGCATTGAAGTTATTACAGGAAACGAAGTGACGCAGTCATTATTTGCACCAACGCCATTGTTACCAATTGGAAATTCAAGCGCAGAAACAAGCGCCACGCCAAACCAAAAGTTAGCAGCTAAATTCTTAATACCGCATATCGCTAAAGATACAACCACGGAGCGCACGCCAATAACTCCAAAATTGAGATTGGTATATTACAACGGCATGATAAATGCACCTTTAGAATGGCATGTTAAAAACGATGCAAATACTACAATACATTGGAATGAATATCCTTTAGTAAGTCAATATAGTATTTTTAATAGTACAAATTTCAATGATTTAGCATGGCGTAACGCAGCTCCATTGTACGACATTACTTCAAGTGTTACAAATCCTGCAATGAGAACGCCTACTGACCTATGGAATAACTTTTGGAGCAAATGGTACGAATTTACCTACGATAAATATGGGCGCATTGTTGAAATGGACATTGTTTTGGATTATAAAAAAGTATGGGACTTAAAATTCAATGATAAAATCTTCATTAAGGATGCGTGGTATATGGTTAATAAGATAACCGATTATGAAGTAGGAAAACCGACCTCTTGCAAAGTAGAATTGATTAGAGTAGGTGAATCTATTTCGATAGTTCCAAGACAATTATTAACAGGTCAATTGATGTGTTACATATCAAAAACCGCAACAATTTGTGACGTTTATTGTTGCTTTCAAAATGGGGGGGCAAATGTCATGTATTACGAAAGTAATGGGCAATTATTTTTAGATCCGAACGGAAATTTTCCAGCTCAAAGTGGTGTTTATTCTTACGGGGCTTCAAATACTTTTAGTGTAATAAACGGAATCATTACAACGTATCATAATACAAGTGGTTGTGTATGCGTTCCAAACGTAATACGAAAATATGACCCATGTCGTGGCAATAGCGTTTATGAAGCTGGATGTTGTCAATTCCCTTTACAACCATTTTACGCTTATTCAAATACTGTTTATCAAGCAACTCAAGCGTGGAGTGATGCAGCATTAACAATACCCGTTGCAGATGGATGGTACGCTAACCCTGGCGAATCATTTGTGGCACAATTTATTAACGGAATTAAAGTACAAGTAGCAGCAAGAATTACTTGCATACCTTAAAAAAAAAAAACTATGGCAAACGAAATAAATATAGGAATAAATACCACATCCGACCTGAGTGGTTTGAATCAAGTAGACGAAAGTGTAAAGAGTCTAAAAACCCAACTTAAAGAAGCGCAAGCAAACGTAGCAGCATTGTCTGAAAAGTTTGGAGCGACATCACAACAAGCTATTGATGCGGCTAAAAGTGCGGCAGTTTTGAAAGATAAAATTGGTGATGCGAAATCCTTAACAGATGCGTTCAATCCCGATGCTAAATTCAAATCCTTAATGGGTTCACTTACTGGTGTGGCTGGTGGATTTAGTGCGGTCACTGGTGCGATGGGTATTCTAGGCGGTAAAAGTAAAGACGTAGAACAAGCAATTGCAAAAGTGAATCAAGCTATGGCTTTGGCTAGTGGTGTTCAAGCCTTAGGTGAAAGTATTGATAGCTTCAAGCAATTAGCTGCGGTTATTAGAAGTACAACTATATTTCAAAGAGTAGCAACGGCGGCTCAATGGTTATGGAATGCGGCAATGAGTGCGAATCCTATCGGTGCGGTTGTGGTAGCTATTACGGCATTGATAACGGCTGGTTATTTATTAGTAAAAATGTTTCAAAGTTCAAATCAAACTTTGGAAGTATCAAAAGAAGCCACTGAAAAAAATACAAAAGCAGTTGAAGAACAAACGAAAAAATTAGAAGAAAGTAGAAAGAAAAAAGAAGAATTACAAGATTATGAATTGCGTTTAATGAAGGCGCAAGGTAAGTCAAGCGAAGCCATTGCAAAACGTGCCATCGTTATTGCAAAAGAAAATGAAGCCGAAGCGTGGAAGAATTACCACTTGAAAAAGAATACGTTGGAGATGTATAAAAATACCATCGCAACGCATGACGCAACGCAAGCTGAATTAGATAGAAAACTTGCATTAGAGGGAGCGTTTACCTCTCAAAGAGCTATCTATTTACAAGATAAAAAAGAAAATGAAGTAAGATTAAAAAATGCTAAAGAAAATCTAAATGGTGCTATAATTGCTTACAATTCATCAGTTAAAGATGTTAACGATGCGCAAGCAAAGACTTTAAAAACACAACAAGAATTAGTAATATTAAAAGCGCAACAACAAACAGATGCAAACAAAGCTGCAGTAGATAAAGAGAAAGAGCAAAATAATAAGTTAGCAGAACAAAGAAAAGCAAAGCAAGAAAAGATTAAGCAAGAACAAGAAAAAAATAAACAAGACGATGCACAATTTTTAAAAGGATTAAATGCAGAAGCTGAAAATCTTGCAGCCGATACAGAAGAAAAGAAAGAAGAAATAAGACATCTAGCAGATCAAAAAAGAATCAAACAAATAAAGGATACAAGCGAAAGAGTAAAGGCTTTAAAAGTTGAAGAAGAAAACCACGAAACAAGATTAAAAGAAGCTAGGGAAAAAGACCAAGAAGCGGCTTATCAAAATGAAGTAAAATTACAAAATGAAAAAGATGCTGGTTTTGAAGAAGATTTGCAAAAGCAACTAGCTCATTATGAAGCGTTATTAGCAATACAACAAAAGTATGGTAAGAATACAGTTGAAACTACAATCCAAATTGATAAGACTAAAGAAGATATAAACAAAAAAGAATATGAGAAACAATTAGAATCATTAAATAATCAATATGCAAATCTTGACAATGATTTAGAAAAGAAAAAAGAATATAATGAAAAACTTTTAGTACTTCAAAAAACATTTAAGGAAAAAACTATTGAAACAGAACAAGAACTTGCAAAAACTCAAAAAGAAATTGATGAGAAAAAATTAGCAGATAGAGAAAGCAATATCAATGCACTAGGTTCGATTGCACAAACGGCTGCAAATATTGGGAGCTTCATTGCAGATAGATTGAAAGGAGACAATGTTAAGGATAAAGAAAGACAAAAAACAGCAGTTAGAGTAGGTGCAGCAAGTTCGATTGCGGGCGTTATAGGGCAAACAGCAGCAGCCAATGCTGGCTTTTTAGCAAATCCCGCATCGGTGTCAACTTTAGGAATTGCAGCAGCAGCACCGATTGCAGCAAGTATCGCATCAAGTACGATTGCCATTGCTAATATTTTAAACCAAAAAAATAAAGCCATCGCTGAAATTGACAATGCAACGGATAACGCAAATTCAAGTGGTGGCAAACCTACATCCAAATTCGCAACGGGTGGGATGGTTACTGGGATGGGTACATCTACAAGTGATAGTATCATGGCTAGATTGTCAAATGGTGAATCGGTTATCAATGCGAAATCTACTGCCATGTTTGGTAATTTATTATCTAATATCAATCAAGCGGGTGGCGGTGTAGCGTTTGGGAATCAAAATAACGCAAATCCGATATTTAAAACATATGTAGTAGCTTCTGAAATGACAAGTCAAATTGAAGCTAATTTAAAATTAAAACAAATAGCACGTTTATAATGAAGAGAAAATTAATAGAATTAGTAATTAGTGACGAAGGTGGAGTGGATAAAATTTCACTAGTTGAAGAGCCAGCCATTGAGGTGGATTTCATGTACTTTAAAAAAGAAACTGAAAAGTATCGTTTTGATAATGATTTGCAAATTGTTATTGGGCCGGCAATGATCCCCGACTTGAAAATAATTCGAGTTGATGACAATGGCAATTATTACGATGTAGTATTTAGCAAAGAAACTATTTTGAAAATTGCTAAAAAATTCATGAAGGAAGCTCGCACAAACGATGTGAATCAAGACCACGAAAACAAAAAGAAAACGGGAACGTATGTTTATGAATCTTGGATTGTTGAAGATGAGAACGATAAGGCTATTCAGAAATATGGCTACGATGTGCCAGTAGGAACGTGGATGGTATCAATGCAAGTAGAAGACAAAGAAACATGGCAAAGAGTTAAAAACGGAGAGTTAAAAGGCTTTAGTGTTGAAGGTATGTTCGAGGAATATGAGAACGAAGAATTATTCAACAAGATAAAAGGAATCGTGGAATTTGACGAAGACAAAGCCTTGGAACTTGCAAAGACTTTAGGAATCAAAGCAAGTGATATGGAAGAATTTGATTTTGTAGAAGTAGACGAAAATTTCATCCGACCGCAAGGATATAAAGAAGGATTGACAGTTTACAAGTACGATGGACCGCCAGCAGAAAGAATCTTTTGTAGAACTATGTTATCTTTAGAAACTTATTTCACATTTGAGGAAATCAAAGCCATTGCACAAGCTCCCGTTAACCCTGGCTTCGGTCCACGAGGAACGGATATTTACGACATTTGGAAATATAGTGGCGGTGCAAACTGCAAACATTTTTGGCGTAAATATTACATCAATGCTAAAGAGAAAGTAATCAACAAAGGTAAAGCGCCAGGACTTGCTGGAACAGCTCCATATGACCAACCAAATCATGGTTTTTTACCAAGTAATAAAAAATAGTTATTCACAAAAATTGTTAAAAACTTTAAATTAAATATATACCAATATGTACAAGATTAAATTAAACCAAATTAGAGCACTACTAGGCGTAGAAGTGTCTTTAGAGAAATTAATTTTAGCTGATGGAACTGAATTATCAACCGAAAAATTAGAAGTAGGTTTCCCAGTTTTTGACGCTGAAAATAACCCAGTTGGAGCTGGTGAACACACATTAGTTGACGGCACAATCTTCATGACAGATGAACTTGGTGTTATTACCGAAGTTATCAGAGTAGAAGAAGAAATGCCAGAAGTAGAGGCACCAGTTGAAGTATCAATCGAAGCAGCTGAAGTTGAAGAAGTTGCAGTTGATCCAATGGTGTTAGTTTACGAAACTATAATGGAGTTAAATAATGAAATTGCTAAATTAAAAGAAAAAGTTAGCACATTCTCAAAAGCGCCAGCGGTTGCACCAATCAAAAAAACTGATAACGAAGTTATCGAAACAACATTCTCAAGATTAGAAAAATTAAAATCAATTAAAAACCAATTAAAAAAATAAAATATGTCATTTAACTTAGGATCTTTACCAGCATATACAGACCAATTATCTACCGACCTAATCAGTGCGGCGTTATTGAAGTCATTTACTACCGAGTTCGTAACAATCGAAGCGGGGAAAACAGCAGGAACATCTGCAATTAACGTTATGAACTCAACAGTTGACATCAAAGATGCGACTTGTGGATTTGCAGCGGGCCAAGTAGGTTCAAACGCAACAGTATTCTCTCAAATTCCTTTAGTAGTAGGAAGCAAAATGTTAAAAGAGCAATTATGCCCTGAAGATTTAAGAAGCAAATGGACTTCATCTCAATTGGGTGCGGGTGCAAATCAAGAGACAGTTCCTTTCGCTGAATTAATTGCAAACAACAAAATGGCTAACATCGCTAAGTATGTAGAAAATACAATTTGGCAAGGAGACGGAGCTACATTAACAGGTTTATTAGCTCAAACAACTAACGCTAATGGTTCAATCAATTCAGCAGGTGCTTACACACAATGGACAACATCAACTGCAATTGCAGAATTTTGGTTGAACGTTGGTTCATTAACTCCTGAATTACAAACAGAAGACGATTTAATTCTTTACACTTCTTATGCTAACTATCAAGCGTTAGTTGGTGCATTGATTAATACAGGTGCTTCAGTTATCGGTACTTTCGCACAAGTTAGCAATGCAAGTGGTGTTAACGCTCCAAGTTCATTCGTTTTCCCTGGCACAAACATCACAGTGTTTGCAGCGCCTGGTATCAATGACGCAGCTCGTGTAATCTTAGCACCAAAAAAATACATCTTCTTCGGAACTGGTTTATTAGATGAAATGGATACATTCAAATTCTACTATAACGAAGCGGATGATATCATGAATTTCAATGCTAAATTCAGACTTGGAACAGCGGTTTATGCTTCTCAAGTAGTATCAAATCTTTAATCATAAAAAAGGGAGCTAATAACTCCCTTATTTTTAACTTTAAAAAATATTTAAAAAATGGCATGTAGCATATTAAGCACGATGAACTTGGATTGTATGAGCGCACTTGGTGGTGTGAATACTATCTACGTTTTTGCGGGCGACAATTTTGAAATCCAAACAGTTACAGCAGGCGAAGTTACTTTGGCTGGTGGTAGTGGAGATTTCTTTCAATACAAATTTGCAAAAGATACTGCAAAATTAACAGAAACAGCAACTATCTCAAACGCAAACGGAACAGTTTTCTATACAACTGAATTAAGCGTAAACATCTCAAAAAGAGACGTTGCAAAAAGAAACGAATTCTTATTGTTAGCAAAGAATCGTGAGATTAGAGTTATCGCAGTAGATAACATGGGTCAATACTGGTTGTTAGCTAACACACGTGGTGCAGTTTTATCTACAATGGTAGGTGAAGGCGGTCAAGCAATCGGAGACATGAACGGATACACATTCACGTTCCAATCAATGGAAGCGGATCCTATGCCAGCATTGAGTTCAGCTAGTAGAACTGCAATAGCAGCAATCGCACCGAATTCAACAGCAGCAGTTGGTGGATTTGATTTCAATACTTCAGCTAACTAATATTAACCTTTAAAAAAATAGGGCGGTGCGGTCAATCGCATCGCCTTTTTTTATTCTTATGATAAATTTAGTGACAGGATTAAACGAGTTTATAATTTACGGAGACTTCACTCAAAACATGAATAACTATAAAATACATTTATTCAATGGCTTTGATAAGATTGAGCATATATGTAAATTAGAAAATAAAACAAGTAGTACAAGATTTGCAGAATTTACCATTTACATTAACGATGGAATAAAAGCCGATTACCATTTAAATGATTTACCATTTGGTAATTATGATTTTAACATACAAGCAGAATATGTAATTTACACACGTGGTCAAGCGTTTCTAGCTGGCGATACAGAAGTACAAAAAATTGAATATATATCTGATAATGAAAAAAGCGAAAGCGTTATTTATGTAAGCTAATGAAAACATTAATAGACACATTAAAAGAGCCCGTAAACGTACTAAACGCAACGACTTTCGGAGTAAGTTTGACGACATTGCCAGAAGATTTAAAAATAGTTTTCTACATTGTATCAATTATTGCATCAATATTGGTATCTGTTAAGTATTTTTACGAAATTATTTCATTGCGAAAAAACGCAAAAAAAGATATTTAATAGTATATGAACAGTTTTGCATTTAATTCAATTTCACAAATTCAAATAAATTTGCCTACGTTCTCGGAGCGTGGTTCAAAAAAATGGATAAGCTACGGAGAGGACAATTTATATCCTCAATTTATAGCGAGCTTATTTTTGCGTTCTGCCATCAATAGAACGGCAATTCAATCAAAGATAGACGCAACCATTGGTAATGGATTAAAGACCACGGATGAGGCTTTGAATTACGTTTTAGTGCGTGCCAATCCGATTGATAGTTGGAACGATGTGTTTGAAAAATGCGCACAAGATTATATTACTTTCGGTGGTTATGCAATGAATATAATTTGGTCAAACGATGGTAAGACAATAAGCGAAATTTATCATCTTGATTTCACAAAAGTAAGAAGTGGTAAGATTGAACCTGGTGATGACGCTCCGAAAGAATATTTTTATAGCACAAATTGGGAAAACTCAAATAAATATAAGCCAACACAATATGCAACTTATAACCCTACTTTATCATTGGAATGTCCTTCGCAAATATTGTATGCGTTTGATTATGAACCTGGCAATATTTACTATCCTTTGCCGACATACGCTGGGTCGATTAACGATATCCAAATCGATATTGAGGTTAGTAAATTTCACATCTCAAATTTAGCAAATAGTTTGAATCCATCTTTGTTTATTAGCTTAAACAATGGAATCCCAGCGCCCGAGGAACGCAAAGAAATATACGATGAATTAACGATGGCTTATCGTGGAACTGAAAACGCTGGCAAAGCATTTGTTGCATTTAGTCAAGATAAAGAACATGCGCCCGAAGTAACTCCGATTACAAGTACTAACGATACATACTATACTACCTTAGAAACTCGAATCACAACGAGAATCTTAACAGGGCACAGAATTACAAGTCCGTTATTATTGGGACTTTAC